ATAAACCATCGAACTAAATTTGATGCATCTATTAGTTCGGGCTTAGCTATAATGGCTAATCAAAAACATCTTTACACCCCCCAAAAAAAAGAGTCAAAAATAAGCATTAACTTTGCAAGATATAATAATAAAGGTTACCATAGCGAAATTCTTAATTAATGAAAGACGTAACAATTGACATAAACCCAAGAGGTTTTCCAGACCTCTTTGTTTCAGATAGCGAAAAAGATACATTGGAATACGGATTGCAGATAGGCCAAGCTATACAATACGAGTGGTTTAGAAAAAGTGGAAATCAATGTCGGTTCTATGGGCAATGGCGAGATTACCATCGATTAAGACTTTATGCGCGTGGAGAACAGCCGGTACAAAAATATAAAAACGAACTAGCTATTGATGGCGATTTAAGTTATTTGAATTTAGATTGGACGCCAGTTCCAATTATTCCAAAATTTGTTGACGTTGTAGTAAATGGGATGAATGATAGATTATTCAAAGTTCAAGCCTATGCCCAGGACGCATTATCGGCAGAAAATCGTTCAGCATTTCAAGACATGATTGAAGCTGACATGGTAGCTAAACCTATCCTTCATCAAATCCAAAAAGGCTTTGGGGTTAATCCTTTTGCTACTGATCCTGATGAACTTCCTAATAATGATGAAGAGCTTGCACTTTATATGCAGTTAAATTACAAACCAGGTGTTGAAATAGCCGAAGAAGAAGCTATAAACACTTTATTTGAAGAAAATCATTATGCGAACGTGCGTAAACGCGTTGACTATGATATAGCCGTGATAGGCATAGGAATTACTAAACAATATTTTTTACCAGGTGAAGGAGTTAAAATTGATTATGTGGATCCAGCCAATGTAGTGTATAGTTATACCGAGGATCCTTATTTCAAAGATTGTTTTTATTGGGGAGAAATCAAAACAGTTCCTATGACAGAATTAATTAAGATTGATCCTAGTTTAACAAATGATGATCTTACCGAAATAAGTAAATACAGCCAAGCGTGGTATAACTATTATAATTTATCCCAATTTTATGAAAATAGTATTTTCTATAGGGATACTGCCACCTTGCTTTATTATAATTATAAAACTACCAATACTATTGTTTATAAAAAAAAGAAATTAGAAGGAGGCGGTGTAAGAATGGTAGAAAAAGACGATCAATTTAATCCACCTGAGGAAAAAATGAAGGATGGAAACTTTGAGAAAGTAGAGAAAAAAATTGATGTATGGTATGAAGGAGTTATGGTAATGGGAACTAATATAATGTTAGAATGGAAAAAAATGGAGAATATGGTGAGACCGCAATCAGCTTCTCAACACGCCATGCCTAATTATATAGCCTGTGCTCCAAGAATGTATAAAGGAATGATAGAGTCTTTAGTGCGTAGAATGATAAGCTTTGCAGATTTAATACAAATAACTCACCTTAAATTACAACAGGTAATTGCTAGATTAGTCCCCGATGGGGTATTTATAGATGCAGATGGATTAAATGAAGTAGATCTAGGGACAGGAAACGCCTATAATCCACAAGATGCATTAAGATTGTATTTTCAAACAGGGTCAGTAATTGGACGCAGTTTTACGCAAGATGGAGAATTTAATAACGCTAAAGTTCCTATTCAACAATTAACCGCAAGCAGCGGACAAGGAAAAATTAATAGTCTAGTGGCTAGTTATAATCATTATTTAGATATGCTCAGAAGTGTAACCGGATTAAATGAAGCTAGAGATGGTAGTAAACCGGATCCTTATTCATTAGTTGGGGTACAAAAACTTGCTGCTTTAAATTCAAATACTGCAACGCGCCATATATTAGAGGGTAGTTTATATATAACCCAAACTTTAGCTGAAGCTTTATCGATTAGAGTAGCAGATATTTTAGAGTTTGCGGAATTTAAAGAAGAATTTAAAATGCAAATCGGCAAATATAATGTAGCTATTCTGGAAGAAATAAACGAATTATACATGTATGATTTTGGCATATTTATTGAAGTAGCGCCAGATGAGGAAGAAAAAGCTCAACTTGAACAAAATATCCAAATGGCTCTTTCTAAAAATGATATAAACTTAGAAGATGCAATTGACATTAGAGAGTTAAAAAATATAAAACTTGCCAATCAATTATTAAAAATTAAAAGACAAAAGAAGCAAGACCAAGATCAGCAATTTGCTATGCAGCAAAAACAAATGGATGCACAAGCTAAAATGCAGGTGGTACAAATGCAATCTGAACAAGAGATGCGTAGAATACAAATGGAAGGGCAAATACAAATGCAAGGAAAACAAGCTGAAGTAGCATTTGAAATTGAAAAAATGAAAAATGAAGCTATGCTTAAACAACAGTTAATGCAACATGAATTCAATTATAATATGCAGCTCAAAGGGCGTGAAGAACAATCTATCGATAAACGAGAGAAAGAAAGAGAAAAAGCTAAAGATAAAAGAATTAGTCAAGCCAACACAGAGCAATCTAAGTTAATACAACAGAGAAAAAATAACTTACCACCTATAAGTTTTGAATCTAATGAAGACTCTTTAGATGGTTTTGATTTAGCGGAATTTGAGCCAAGATAGCGCTTAATTCAATATATATATAATTAGTAACTTTGTAAAAAATTTAATCAAATGGAAATAAAAGTAAGGCATTTAGGCGAAGTAGAGTCTAAATCAACACAAGAAATAGAAAAAGAACTACTTGAAAAACACGAAGCTGAACACGAAGGGGAAACAATAAAAGAGGAGAATGTTATAGAGAAAATAAACCTACAAACACCTCCTGAAGTAAAAGAAGAAACAGAAAAGGTTGAAGAGCCTGTAGAAGAAGAGGTAGAGGCTGCCGAAGAGGAAGCTCCCGAACCTACTTCTATGTCAGAAGAAGAAGTTCTTTCTTTTATTACAAACAGATACGGAGAAGAAGTAACTTCTCTGGACGACTTAGTCAATAAGCGTGAGACATCGGAAGAATTACCTGAAGATGTAAAAGCGTATTTTGATTATAAAAAGGAAACAGGAAGAAGTATTGAAGATTTTGTTCGTTTACACGAAAATATTGACGATAAAACCCCTGATTCTATTATTGCTAGCTACTATTCCTCTACTGAAGAAGGTCTAGACGCCGAGGACATTAAGTATTTAATGGATGAAAAATTCGGTTATGATGAAGACCTAGACGATGTTAAAGAAAAAAGGAAAAAAGAGTTAGCAAAAAAAAGAGAGCTATCTAAAGCTAAAAAGTTCTTTAAGGAACAACAAGATAAGTACAAACTTCCACTTGAGTCAAGGGAGGCATTATCTGATGAGGTTCAAAAACAACTTGAAGCTTACAGAAAGCACATAGATGACACTGCCACTACAAAAGAAGTGGTAGAAAAAAAGACAGATTGGTTTGATAGAGAAACCGATAAAGTCTTTAATAAAGATTTCAAAGGTTTTGAATTTGTTATTAATGATAAGAAAATGTCTTATTTGCCAGGATCAGCAGCTGAGGTAAAAGAATCCGGTCAGAGTCTAACTAATTTTGTTTCAAAATATTTAGATGACAAGGGATTTGTAACAAACGCTGGCCAGTATCATAGGGCCTTATCTATGGCACTGAATCCCGATAAATACGCCAAGTTCTTTTATGAACAAGGCCAAGCGGATGCAGTAGAAAATATGTCTAAAAAAACAAAAAATATAAATATGGACATAAGGACTACACCGCAAGTTACCGCTAAATCAGGATTCAAAGTAAGGTCTTTAAACCAAAGCTCCGGCCGAGGCTTAAAGATTAGGAGTATAAAAAAAAGTAATTAACAAATTTAAAAATTAAAAATTATGCCAGGAACAGTTCAAGCAGCCCCTACGTATGCGTTACAACCAAGTGCGGAAAGGGTCGCAGTTCAATCAAACTACATAACAACTTTCAACTTCTTAAATCAGTATCTTCCAGATACGTATGAGAAAGAATTTGAGAGATACGGGAATAGAACAGTAGCATCATTCTTAAGAATGGTAGGCGCTGAAATGCCTTCAAATTCTGACCTTATTAAATGGGCAGAACAAGGGAGGTTGCATACCAAATATACCAACTGTACTTCAGGAGCAGCAGCTGCTCAAGATGTTGCAACAATCACAGTAAATGACGTTTTAGTGCCAGGTACTGGAGGAATTGCAATTAGAGTAGGCCAAACAGTAATGTTGACAGATAACACTGTCGCTTCAACCCTTTGGAATAAAGGGATTGTAACAGATGTGGACTACGTAGCAGGTACATTTGATATTGCATACTACGAAGCAGGTGGTCAAACATTTGCTGCAGGTATAGCATGTTCATTATTTATATATGGTTCTGAATTCCAAAAGGGATCAGTTGCTATGGCGAATTCATTAGAAGCAGATGATGTATTCTTCCAAAACAGTCCAATTATCATAAAAGACCTATACGAAGTATCAGGTTCGGATATGGCTCAAATTGGCTGGGTTGAGGTTACAACAGAAAACGGAGCAACAGGATACTTATGGTATTTAAAATCAGAACATGAAACAAGATTAAGATTTGAAGATTATCTAGAAACAGCAATGGTAGAAGCAGTTCCTGCGGAAGTAGGATCAGGTGCGATCGCAATTGCAGCTGGTGTTGCATCAGGTACAGGTAATAAAGGATCAGAAGGATTGTTTTATGTATTAGGATTAAGAGGAAATGTATGGGGCGGTGGTATACCAGCGGCTCTTGCAGACTTTGACGCTATAATTCAGAGATTAGACAGACAAGGAGCTATTGAAGAAAATGTATTATTTGTAAACAGAGAGATGTCTTTCGATATGGATGATATGTTAGCAGCACAAAATTCATACGGTGCTGGTGGTAGTTCATACGGTCTATTTGATAACGATGAAGAAATGGCGCTGAATTTAGGCTTTACTGGATTCAGAAGAGGATATGATTTCTATAAAACAGACTGGAAATATCTTAACGACCCAACAATGAGAGGGGCTATAGTAGGAGGAAAAATCAACGGGGTACTTGTACCAGCTGGTTCAACTTCTGTTTATGACCAAGTTTTGGGTAAAAACGCTAAGAGACCTTTCTTACATGTTAGATATAGAGCGTCTGAAACTGAAGATAGGAGATATAAAACATGGATTACAGGTGGCGCAGGTGGCGCAGCTACTACAGGCACTGACGTAATGCAAGTTAACTTCTTATCAGAAAGAGCGCTTTGTACTTTAGGTGCAAATAACTTCTTCTTATTTCAAGATGCATAGTTAATAGTAATAATGAAGGGGTGAGATTCTCGCCCCTTTCATTATATTTTAATCAAATTAAATTTTAATAAAATGAAAAAAGAAAAAAAAGTATACGTTAATAAAGTATACAAACTTACCAAAGATGTGGCTCCCTTATGCTATATGTTAGCCACTAGACACACTAAACGAAAAACCTTATTATATTTTGATGAAGAAACCGGTGTTAACCGCGCTCTACGTTATGCGAGAAATCAAAAATCTATTTTTGAAGATGAGCAAGATGGCAATGCTATTTTAGAACCTGTTGTTTTTGAAGACGGCATGTTAATGGTTAATAAAGAAAATCAAATATTACAAACATTTTTAGAGTATCATCCTGGAAACGGTAATGTTTTCCATGAGGTAGACACCGAGAAAGATGCAGAAGTAGAAATGGAAGCCTTAAACTTTCTGTTAGATGCTCAAGTAGCAGCACGCGATTTAAGCGTAAATAAGCTCGAATCAATTGCCAG